AGACGCTCGGCACCGACGCCAACCCGCCGAAGTAGGAGAACCGATGCGCGCATACGCGACAACCGTGAACGGCGCGACGGCAACTCTTCTCGTCGACGCGGACAACGTCAACCGTACGGTCTACGTTCACGTTGTTGGCAATCAGTCTGTTGCGCTTGGTGGCGCGTCTGTGACGTTCGCTACGGGCTTGCTGACCGAGAAGCACACTTCACCCGTTCCGTTCTTCGTGCCGCTCGGTGAGAAGTTGTACGGCATCTGCAATACTGATACGACGGAAGTGGTGCGCATACTCGCGCCAGATCAGGACTAGTTATGCCATACGGGATCTCGAACAAGCAGAGCGACTGCGGCGGCTGGGCTGCCGTGTTCGCTGAGCCAGACGGCTCGTGGACGGTCATCGGTTGCCACGAGTCGAAGCAAGATGCGATCGATCAGATGGTGGCGGCGTCGATCTCCGAGGGAACAGATCCGCTCGGCAGCATCGACCCAGAAGAGAACTCTGCCAAGCGCGAAGGCTGTATGTGCCACTGCGCCTGCTGTTGCGAGTGCGAAGAGGACGAAGAGGACGAGATGGAGGACGACCTCGAGGGCGAAGATGAGGACGAGATCGAAGAGCCTGACGAGACGAAGATGGAGATGGAGTCGCGTGAGATGCCGTCGCTTGTCGCGCCGTCGTTCATGGCGTCTGCGGCTCGACGCGGTCTGAAGTTGTACGAGCAAGGCGAAGGCGGCGACGGGCTACGTCCCGCGACGATCAACGATGCGCGCAAGATGGCTGCGGGTACCGCTCTCAGCGAGTCGAAGTGGAGGCGCATCGGTCCGTGGATCGCGCGCCACATCGTCGATCTCGATGCGGTCGAAGGTGACGAGATCACACCGGGGCTTGTTGCGATGTTGCTCTGGGGTGGTGGTCCCTCGAAGTCTGCGGCGCGTCGCGCCCAGAACTACGCGGAGCGTCTCGTCGAACAGATCGACGCGGCGACAGAGGCTGCACGTTCCGCTAGCATCGCGACGATGATCGACGAAGAGACGCGCACGACTGACGCCGAGTACCGCTGGTGTGCTGTTGGCTCTGATGAGCGACGTATCGCCTACACGACTCTCGAGGCACGTCAGATCGACGAGAAGTCTCCGACGCTCGTCGGCTACGCCGCCGTGTTCGACTCGCCGTCTGAGCCGATGGGGTTCACCGAGTACGTCCGTCGCGGCGCGTTCGCCAAGACCATCAAGGATGGTGCCGACGTTCGCCTGCTGATCGACCACGAGGGCGTTCCGCTCGCGCGTACGAAGTCAGGCACGCTTGCTCTCGCTGAGGACGAGCGCGGTCTGCGCGTCGAGGCTCAGTTGGATCCGTCGAACCCAGACGCGGCGCGCGTAATCTCCGCGCTGCGCCGTGGCGACGTCTCGCAGATGTCGTTCGCGTTCCGCACCATCAAGGACTCGTGGAACAACGATCGGACGATCCGAGAGTTGCGCGAGGTTCAGTTGTTCGATGTCTCCGTTGTGACGTTCCCCGCGTATGAGGCGACCGTTGCAGAGTTGCGCGCGAAGAGCGACGTTGCTACCATCGCTCCGACGACTTCGTTGTCTGTGCGTCGCGCACAGATCGCGCTCAGCCGTCACCGATAGCAAGCCGATCGCGTAGCCGACTGAGAGTCACTCCGCGACCACTTGTCGCCCCTACAAGTGAACACGGAGAACAACATGAAGAAGATGTCCGAGCAACTGACCGACAAGCGCAACGCGCTGCTTGCCAATGCCGATGAGATCGTGCAGCGTGCCAGCGTGGAGTCGCGTGACCTGACCGCTGACGAGGACGGCGAGATCGCTGCCGCTCTGACTGCGGTGAAGGATCTCGACGATCAGATCAAGCGTCACCTCGACCTCGAGGGTCGCATCGAGTCGAGCGAGAGCCGCAAGGCTCGTACCGTCGAGGCTGCCGCCACGACCGTCAAGAGCGAGCCGCGTACGTACCGCGCCGAGGGTGAGCACTCGTTCATCGCTGACGCGTACGCCGCACAGTTCCGTGGCGACTACGCCGCGCAGGAGCGTCTCGCCCGTCACCAGAACGAAGAGCGCGTGGAGCGTCGCGACGTCACGTCCGCGAACTTCTCGGGACTCGTCGTGCCGCAGTACCTGACCGATCTCGCCGCGCCGTTCGCTCGTGCGGGTCGTCCGACTGCCGACATCGCGCGCAAGCACGCCCTCCCCGCGTCGGGACTCACGCTGAACATCAGCAGGGTCACGACGGGTTCGAGCGTCGCCGAGCAGACCGAGGGTGCCGCCGTCTCTGAGACGAACATGGACGACACCCTGCTGACGATCGACGTCAAGACCTACTCGGGTCAGCAGAACGTCTCGCGTCAGGCTCTGGAGCGTGGCACGGGCATCGACGCGCTGGTGATGGCTGACCTCGTGTCGGCGTACCACACGACGCTCGACGCCGCTGTCGTGAACGAGATCAAGGTGGGCAACGGCAACACCGTGACCTACACCGATGCGTCTCCGACCGTTGGGGAGTTCTACCCCAAGTTGCTCGACGCCATCCAGAAGATCCAGACGTCCTTCTTTGCGGGACCGAACGTGATCGTGATGCACCCGCGTCGCCTCGCGTGGATCCTCGCGGCTCTCGACTCGTCGAACCGTCCGCTGGCTGTGCCGACGATGAACGGCGCGATGAACGCCGTGGCTGTCGGTTCGGGTTCCGTCGTCTACGGCAACTCGGGCTATTCGATCGCTGGACTGCCCGTCGTCACCGACGCAAACGTTCCGACCAACCTCAACACCGATCAGGACGCTGTCTACATCGGCAACTCGCAGGAACTGCACCTCTGGGAAGATGGCGCAGGCGAGCCGATGATGCTGCGGTTCGAACAGCCGAAGGCAGCCGAACTCGACGTCACGATGATCGTGTACGGCTACAGCGCGTTCACGGTTCGTCGCTACCCGAAGGCTTGGGCTGAGATCATCGGCACGGGTCTGGCGGCTCCGACCTTCTGATCACGTCTCTGACGTCGCGTCCGTCTGTTAGCCTTCGGGCTACAGGCGGGCGCGATAGTCAGGAGATCGTATGAACGAACAGGTCAAGGCTCTTCTCGCAGAGCGAGATGGGTATGCACGGCGCGGTCTGAAGGATCGCGTCAAGGCAGTTGACGAGGCTCTCGAGGCGTTGGGGCATAAGGCTCCGCGCGTCAGCGAGATCGTCGAGACTGCGAGCGTTGCTCCGTCTGAAGAGAACGCCTCTGCACGCAAGACAGCCACGCGCCGTAAGGCGTAGTCGTGGCGATCGTCAACGGCTACTGCACGCTTGCCGAAGTCAAGGCGGCTCTTCGCATCAGCGACTCTGTCGATGACGCGATGCTGGAGCGCGCGGTCGAGTCTGCGTCTCGTCGCATCGACGGGTACTGCGGACGGTTCTTCTTCACGAAGGTCGCAACGCTAGATCTCTTCGCGAACAACGAGGTTCGTCTGATGGTGCCTGACGTCTCGTCGACTACGGGTCTGACCGTCTCGACGGACGACAACGATGACGGAACCTTTGAGACTGTCTGGACGCTGAACGTCGACTACAAGGTGCTGCCAACGGACGCGGTCCTTCAGGCGTATCCCTATACGTCGATCATGGCGATCGGCAACAAGACCTTCCCCGGCGCGTTCTATCCGTGGCGTGGTATCGCTCGCGCGACGGAACGTCCCCTTGTTCGAGTCGCGGCTACGTACGGCTGGGCTGCCGTTCCGCACGACGTTCGTGAGGCGGCGATCATGCTGTCCGTGCGCCAGTACGCGCGTCTGAACGCGCCTCTGGGCGTTCTCGGGTTCGGAGACATGGCTGTGAGTGTTCGCTCGGTCGATCCAGACGTGCGCGATCTTCTCCAGCCGTATCGTCGTATCGGGATCGTCTGATGGCGGCGACAGTTGGCGACGCTGCGCAAGCGATCGCTACGCGTCTCGCGACGATCAGCGGGCTGAGGACGTTCGCGTTCGATCCGTCCCAATACAACCCGCCCGTGGCGTTCCCGATCCTCAACTCGGTTCAGTTCCACGACGCCTTTGGTGGCGGCGACGTCGTTATGGACTTCACGATCGTGCTCGTGGCGGCTCGCTGGGCTGAACGCGTCTCATACTCGACGCTGAACGCGTGGATGTCCTACTCGGGATCCTCGAGCATTCGCGCGGCGATCGAAGGCGACAAGACTCTTGGCGGCGTGGTCAATACGTGCGTGCTAGCATCGAGCGCAAGCATCAGCAGTATGACTGCGGGCGAGGCAGACTTTCTCTCTGTCGAGTTCGCACTCACAGTTCACGCGTAGGAGATAACGATGGCGCAATACAAGGTGATCGCAT